TAGATAACTCCCAGAATTCTTTTGATCCCAGTTTAAAATCATTATGATTGTCTGCTTTATACCAAAAAACTTGGTCTTGTAATTTATTTGATTTTGAATTATTATTAATTACAAGGCATTCATAATTTTCAGTACACTGATCCATTACTTGACAAAATGATTCAAATGTAGGGAACATTCCCGCATAATTTTCGTATATTCTTTTTCTATTTGCAATATAATTTTCTCTCAGTATGAATACATAATCAATATTTGTTCTTAACATAGGAGGAATACCTAGTGGATATTGCATGGTAATAACTAACATTATTTTCCAGTGTCGTCCATTCATAAACAATAGTCTCATCATTTTATCCCGAGTCCAACTACCATCATATAAACAATCGTCTAAAATTACAAAAGCTCTAGCATCTATTGTAGTACGTTTATAAGTTTCCATTTCTTTTTTAATCTGTTTTAAGACCTGTCTTTGTCTTTTGAGTATATTCTCAATAATTGCGGTATTATATTCGTTATGCACAAATAATTTAGGTACCATTTTTGCGTAAAACCCATTACCTTCCTCTGTACCCGATATCACAGTTCCTATAGGAATATCTTGATGATAATATAGTAAATCTCTAACTAAAAAACTCTTTCCTGTATCTCTTTTACCAATTAATACTATAACTGGGCCTTTATTTTCATTTGGTTTAAAACTAATATTTTTCATATCGAATTTTTTAAGCTCAAGAGTCATAATATATATAATAAATTTATATTTCTAGATATTTAAACTTAATATATTATTAAGTTTAAATATCTAGAAATTTCTTTTTTAGAATAGAAAAGATGGTTGATATAAATTATGTAAAACGAAAAAATATAGACTTGTTCAAAAGTTTAGAAGATTCAAATTTAGTTAATATTACAAAACCTCAAAACTATATTCCTATTTATAATAGTTTTTTTTCTTTGAATGAAACAAATTATAATACGATCAATTTGAATCAAAAATGGTATTTATCAAATTTAGTATCAAAAGAATCCGATAATAAATTTTTAGCAAAATTGAAAAATAATAATACTCAAAAAGTGAAGGAAAAACCTATATTTTTTAAAATGGCCCCCTTATTAGACCCATTTAAATATTTAGTGGGAAAATATCCTATGGAACAGAACTTGTTTAATTTACCTTCTCATACAAATATGGATGTAATGGATAAACTTAAAACAGCAAATAATTCTGCATATGTAGACGGTTTATTTGCTTATTTAAATAATTATTTATTCCACGAATATAATTTTCTAAATGGTTTAGAATTTTATGGCAGTTATTTATGCATTAAAGAAAATTTTAAAATTGATGTATTTGATGATTTAGAATATTTAAATAATTCTGATTTTTTTAAAAAGCAAAAAGACATATTATATACAATTGATAATTATCAACATATGTTTGAAACTTATAAAAAGTTAAAACCAATTAAAATACAAGATAGTTATAAATCTAATATATCTTTTGAATCTATTGAAAAAATAGATTATAATAATTTATTTTCTGACACAAGTAACGATAATAAACAATTAGAAGAATTTGTCATTCAAGATTTAAATAATGACTCTATGACAATAAAAAGTAATTCTACATGTTCTTCTAGGACATCACATACATCTTCAGATAGTGAAGAAATATCTATATCTTCTTCTGAATGCGATAGTATGAATAGTATCGAAGATGAAGAAATAATTGCTACAATAAAACAATTTCCTGTACAACTAATTGCATTAGAGAGCTGTTCAGAAACATTAGATAGTTTGATTGTGAAAAAAAAACTAACTGATAGTGAATGGGATTCAATTTTAATGCAAATAATAATGATACTTATTACATTTCAAAAAACGTTTCATTTTACACATAATGATTTACATACGAATAACGTTATGTATATTCCAACAGATAAAAAATACATATATTATCAATTTCAAAATATACAATATAAGATTCCTACCTATGGTAAACTTTTCAAGATTATAGATTATGGAAGAGGTATTTTTAAATGTAACGGGAATATATTTTGTAGCGATAGTTTTAAATCAGGAGAAGATGCTGCTACGCAGTATAACACTGAACCGTATTTTAATGATAAGAAACCTCGATTAGAACCAAATTTCAGTTTTGATTTATGTAGGTTAGGATGTTCTATTTTTGATTATTTAGTAGATGATTTAGATGATTTGAATGATATTGATAAATTTTCACAAATAGAGAGACTAATTATAAATTGGTGTTTTGATGATAATGGAATTAACTTATTATATAAAACGAATGGAGATGATAGATATCCAGACTTTAAATTATATAAAATGATTGCTAGATATGTCCATAATCATACCCCTCAGGCACAATTAGAAAATAATATATTTAAAAAATACATATTAAAATCTAATGAAAAACCTAAAGAATTGATTAATATTGATACTATACCTAGTTTTGTTCATTAATTAATTTTTCTAACTATTTATAAATGGATATTAATTATGGATTTATAATTACACGACATGTAACAGATGAAAAAACAAATAAATATTGGAATCGAGCAGTTTTATGTATTCGACGTTTTTATCCAAATAAACGTATCGTTATTATAGATGATAATAGTAATAAACAATTCTTAAAACCGCTAGTCAATACTAGAAATATTATTTTGATTAAATCAGAATATTGTGGAGCAGGTGAAATTTTGCCATATTATTATTTATTAAAATATAAATTTTTTGATTATGCTTTGATTTTACATGATAGTGTATTTATACATAAAAAAATAAATATGGATAGTATTTGTAAACAATATGATGTAATGCCATTATGGCATTTTGATGGAGACGACTTATTATCCAATATTAGAGATACTATTACACTTTATTTAAAAAATGGTATTTCTTTGGTAAATAAAATGCAAAGTAATAGAATGGCTATTTCATTTTATAAATGGTACGGTTGTTTTGGAGCCCAAACGTTTATTTCACTTACTTTCTTACAACGTTTACAAGATAAATATAATATCGTAAATATTATTCCTTTGATTAAAAATAGAGAACATCGTATGGCGTTTGAAAGAATTATGGGAATATTAATTACTGAAGAAACAAACTATAAAAGGAAATCATTATTAGGAAATATACATAAATATCAAGATTTTCGCTATACTTTTGATAAATATATATCTGATTTTTCACAAGGTAAAATACCAAGACATATAGTAAAAGTATGGACTGGAAGATAAATAATAATTTTATTATCAATTTTTATTTATTAAAATTCGGGATTATCTGTAAATACCGGAGTTGATGCGCTGCTTGGCACAATGGTTCCTCCTGTTTGTGTTAATGATGATACTTGGTCCATCAAAAAATAGGATACTATTACACTAAAATAGACTAAAATAGAATCTCTTACTAAAAGTTTTAATGGTTTTGGCTCTTTTTCAATAAATTTCATCTCTATATATTTTACAGTAAAATAAATAACTGATATTATAACAGCAAACATAAATATATTTTGCATATATTTATAAAATCAAATTCTTATGAATGATTATACGCGTTATGTTAAAATTTCTATATCATCTACTAATAAATCAGGCATTAATTCAATTGTAGGCTCTTCTAAATTATGCACATCTAAACTATCTAATGAAATTGGTTCATCTGAAAATTTAATTTTTTCTATATTTTCTTCTTCTTCTTCTTCTTGTTTTCGTATTCTGTTTCTTTCTTCGCTAATTTCTTCTAATCTATCAATTGTTTTGGGTGCCTCAATTTTACTTTCATTATTGTTTTCATCCCTTATATGATCTATATCATCAAATTGTATACTAGTGTTTTTATTTATCATCGGTATATTATCTTTAGTTTCTATATTTTCATTATCATTCGACGACATTTTATTAGCACCTGCTTTTTGAGTACTTTCCTCAATTGGTTCGTCAATTATCTCTTCTTTTACTTCTTCCGATATATCTTCTTCAATTGTTTCATCCAGATAAACTTTTAAAAATTCTTCTATTGGTATGCTTTCACGAACTGCTTCCAATATTGTATTTTGAATAAGAATTTCTATTTCACGGTTATTTTTTTGAGCTAGTAGCGGGCTGACCCCTAATTCATAAAGATAAATATTTTTATATAATTTTCTTGCAGCAATTGTATAAACTTTATGTATAAAGTCTGATAGTTTTGGAATAGAAATATTTATTTTTTTTTGTTTTTGACCTACTCGCATAGCTGTTATCATTTTTAATTGAATGATATGAACACATGTGATTAGTTCTTCTAAATAAGAACATCCACTTTTTTCAGATATTCTTTTTACTTCGCTATCAATTATTGTTTGATTCCACTTTGGTACACGCGAAATATAGTTTTGAAACGTCATTAGATATTTTTCGTTTTCTTGATGTTGTTTACATATACTAATTGCTTCGTTCAAAATTGATTTATAGCCGTCCATAACTAGTGGTGTCAGTATTTGAATTAAATAACAACACCATTCATTTTTAGATCCCTGTAAAGTTGCTATATTAAAATCATCCATTTACATAAAACTAATATTTTCTAAATTCACATCCAAACTTAAAAACATAAAATTCAAGATAAAAATAATAATAAGTTTTTCATTTCTAATCTCTTTAATTATTTTATTAAATACAAATAATAATTCATATTTTCTAATCTCATTTATATTGAATGTTTTAAGAGGTTCTTCTTCAAATAATTGGATTATGTCAATACCAGAATATCCCTTTTCATAAATTTTATGAGACGCGTTTGTAATTTTTTGAATTGTTGTATTGTTATGTGATAATAATTCTTTTTTCAACCATATTTTTCTATTTTTTTCCATTTTTATATCTAAAAACGGTTTATTATTATAGATATATAAGTTTATAATCTGATTGTTATGGATCGGTTCTGGTACGTAAATTTCACAAAATCTTGATAATATTGGTTTTAATAGAATAGACCTTTCTTCTACAATTATAAAAAATCTTGTATTATGACTAAATACTTCAATACATCTTCTAAGAGCTGATTGTGCATCTACTGTTAATTTATCACCATTTAAAAGTATTATACTTTTAAAAAATATACCACCATTTGAATGAATATGTGTTTTCGCGAAAAATTTCAACTCTTCTCTTATAAATTTTATACCTTTTCCATGAGCACAATTTACTTTTAAAACAGAAGATTTTATAACACATTTATCATGGTTATAAATATTATTTATAAATTCATTCACGATTGTTTTTTTCCCTGATCCTGATGGACCATGAAAAATAATATTAGGTATTTTATTATTTATTTTGAAATAATTTAATTTTTCTTTTATTTTATTATGAATATCTAATTCCATACTATTATAAATGTTTTATTTTTATATATATTTATTACGCATTTAATTTAGTTAGAACATATATTGATCTTCCAGATTATCATATTTATCGTGATATTCTATATCGTCAATACCACCAAATACATCGTTGTGTTTTTCTATGGCTTTCTTTATCTCTTTTTTAGACTTCTTTGTTGTTACTTTTGTTGTTACTATTGTATCTTTCATCTTTGTGTCACGTATCTTTGTTATAGTGTCACGTATCTCATCGAGAACTTCCAATGTGATAGTAGAATTCTCGAGCGTTTTACTAAGAGATTTATAGAATGCACCAATATTGAATGCGGAAGAATCATCTAGTCTTTTACTGATTGTACTTCCGAAATTTATATGATCTTGTTTTGTTTTCAATATAATAGATCCAATTCCAGCATTTGAATATATATTGGTAGTGTTTAAAGATTTAACTGTAGACGTCTTTGCAAATAATTCCCCTACCAACTCGGTATCCGCCTCTTCTACCTGTTTACGTTCACGTAGTTTTTTCTCATCATGAGTTTCGTTTTCTAGCATAGATAATTTCATCTTTGTCTGAAAGACAATTTCTTTTTCCTCTGTTCTTTTCTTATGAGCTACTAACTGAGGAATACTCGGCTTTGAGACGATATCTTCATCGATTATCACCTCGTCTGTCTCATCGTCCCAACTTGTTGGGACAGTAATCGAAGATTGTATTGTCGGCACTTCAAATTCATCATCTTCCCATGAGTCTCCCTTAGTGTATTCTAACTGTGGATTTATTACACAATTAAATGTTTCTCTTCCTAAAATAGACATATATTATATATATATATTACTATTTTAGGTCATATATATATATATTAATTGGTAACTTAAACTGATGTAGTTAAACTATGCGTATACGGATTATTTTTAAATGCACTAAGAATATCTGGTTGAATTCTATCGCATGTTTGACATTCGTCATAATATTGAGGCATGTTTATATCTCCATGTGTAGTTTTTGATGGAGGCATCGCTCCAGTTGAAATAAAAGCAGGATTCATTCGTCCATCAAATCTAGTTTGATCTTGACGTTTGTTGACTACGTGCATTTGTTGGTTAAATAATTGCATACCCCCTTGATTTGGATGATTATCAATAGTAGATGATTTAATATCGTTGTTATGTTGATTATATGCCGCATAATAACTCATATCTCCATATTGCGTAGCTGCTCCTCCTGATCCACCTGCATAAGAGACACTAGTAGTATCTCTTTGTGTTAAATCAGTCGGCGTGTAATTATTGATATATGTTCCTTCACGTTGATTATTAATATTAAATGTAGTTTCATATTGGGTTGTTTCACGAATAGTTCTGGGAGCTGCTGCGTCTGGATTATATACAGGACCTTTGGGTATGGACGGTTGAACATCTCCGTATATTCTAACATTATTCGTCGTTTCTGACTTTCGTGTCGGTCTTAGAATATCTAATAATGGTGCAACCGCTGCAGTTATTGAAGATGTAACTCGTTGACCTAATGATTCTGGATTTCGTGTAGTAGAACGATTATTTGCGTAATTTGTATGACTACGCTTGAATTGGTCGCCGTCATCGATTGGTCCTTTTCCTTTTGCACATGATCCGCCTCCTATATCTTGCGGCATTAAATTATCTTGTACTCGTTTAGCCGGTTCATAATTTTCGGGAGCATAACTCGCGTTCATATCACCTGGTCCAGCAGCCCCTTTATAATCTGTTACAATATCATTTCTTTTAATCACGCCCATTTCTTGGATAGATCTTAATGTCTCTCCTTTTTCTGCTCCTGTAGTTGTTAACCATCTATCTTGACTATTTATAAAATATGTATCAGGACGTTGTTTTTCTACACGACCCATCGTTGATGTAGTTGCAGCAGTTTTAATATATGAATTTGCAGGTCCTTCATGATTGACCAATTCGTATTCTAGTTTAGGATTTGTTTCTACACGTAGTTCATCCACTGTTGGAGGTAACCATTTATCACGTGATTCCATACCTGAATTATACCCACCGCTTCCAGATACACCGTATCCTTTATTCAATCCTGGTCCGACCATAACCGTTTCAAACGGTTTTACGTTATTATTACGGTTTGCTGGGTTTTGCCTAGATTGGTAAAAATCGCTATTATTCGGAGTACCATATGCCCAACTAATATTATCTTCTGGTTTAAAGAGAGGGGCTTGTTCAATCTTTTTAATATTTGTACTTCCGGAACCTATCATATTATCTAATTGTGATTCTGCTATATCAGCATTATATGTATAACCTTTTACTTTCCCTCCGTTGAATGGAACCATATTATTATGCTTAAATTGTTCAGTATCTAAATAATTACCTGTAAGTGAATATACTTGTTGTAGATTATTAGACGTTTTTTCATTATTTCTAACACGTCCTTGGTAAACATTCTGATTAAAATATTTATCTGTTGCGGTGTTAGGATTTGGATAATTTTGTGCTGTGTCTTCAATTACTTGATTTAAATTGGGAACCGGAAAATTTTGAGGAGGTATATCTTGATTTGGTAAATAATTTGATTTAGCTCCCATATTTACAAAATTTTCTTTTTCAGACGATTGTTCCTCATTACTTTCATTATTTTCATTAGTTTCACAATTAGTATTCGTTTGATTTGATATAACATACATTCCACCTAATGCTATTAAGGGTATTGCTAATTCCATAATATATAAAGTAATAGATTTTTATTTATTACTTTATATTAGTTTTATTTATTTTGATCGTTGATTATTATTAGTTATTACTTGACAATTATTCATAGATGAACAATTATTTGGACCTCCTACATACTTTGGTGAAGAGTTCATATATTTAGTAGAGAGTTCACCATGTGTATTATTTGTACAAGTGTTGTTGGGAATAAAATAATCTTTTTCTAAAATCCTCGTGCTTAAATTATTTTGAAATGGAATACACGTATTTATTTGCGGATCTATTGGGGGATATTCCCAATTTACTTGCTCTAAATCTCTTACCATCCACGCAGGCGCAATTGTTCGTGATTCCTGTGTAAATTCTTGGTTACACTGTGGAAATTCTAACTTATTATTAGGAACATTATACTTTTCAAATGTATCTGTTAAACAATCGTTTTTATTTACTTTACGATTTACTCCCATTAATTCACTTTCTAAATTAACTGTGTTTGTTCTTAAATTTGCGCCCCATTTTTGAATACGAATATGAGGATCTTCAATATAACAAGGGTTTGGACCATTACCCGGAACATCTAAAATCCATTTTCCCGGATCGGTTGCTTGTTGTAAACTTTTAACTGTTCTACAATCATCATATTTAAATCTTGTAAATGCCATACTAATATAAAAGAATATATTTTATTTATTATTTAAAGTAACGAAATTATTATGTAGGTAGAGGAGCTAAACATAATTTGATACTTCCTAGAGACGCTACATCATACTTTACTACTAAAGGTAAATCATTTTCTAAATAAACTTCAATTTGTGAACATAAATTTGTACATTTTATAAAATAACCTAAATTTTTGAGTGAAAATTCACCTTGTATTATTTTAGTATTATCTTGTTTTAAAACAAATCCCATACTTCCGTCTGATTCTGCTCTATGAATTTCTGCGGAAGCAAATTGTCCTGAACATTTGAAAATTAATTCATTTCCTACTGATTTTATTTCTAATTTATCAGATATACATGATAAATCACGAATAATTTTTTGGAAATCCGAAGATGGTAAATTGATAATAGAAGAAAACTTGACATCTGGATATTTAAGTTCTTCCATCTCTGGTTCAATCAATCTTAATTTTTGCGTCTTACACTGCTTAATTTCACCATTTTCAAATTTTAATGCTAGATGTGAAACAATACCATCTACATAATCACCTTCTTCAATATACATAGTTAAGGTGTCATCATTATCGATTGAATTAATTAGTTTGAATAAATGAAACATATTGACCCCTATTATTATTTTTTCTTTTTTACATTCGTAAAATTCGAAATTTTCTGCCTGTAACATCAAATGTGCTAATATAGTATGAGACTTATCCATATTAATAATTCGTATTCCATCTGGTTGAAATGTTATATTTGTTTCTAGTAATATATCTTTTAATGCAGTCATTAACGTTCTAAAAGGAGCGATTTGAACTGTTTTAATTGTCAAAACATTTGTTGTTTCGTTTGAATTAGAAAAAGAAGCCATTATATTTATTTTTTTCTAGATAAATCTTTAAATACTTATGTTTTTAAAGATTATAACGCAATTATTTTTTAATTTTCGGAACCTTTCTTGTTCCATGTCCATGTTTTTTTTTTGCCTTTTTTGCTAATAATAGCGCTTTACTTTTATTATTACAACCCTCTTTCAGTATATTAAAATCTACTGCCGCTGCTTTACCTGATGTAATTGTACTAGCTAAACGTGCAATTCCCCATGAATGGCTAGTTTGATTAGGTCTTGATCCCGAAGAATAATAAGCACCTTGGCCTTTTTTAATAATATTTCTTAGTGTTTTTTTACTACATCCTGTTTTTTTTGCCAATTCTGCAGTTGCTCCAATTTTTTTTACTTTATATATTTTTTTTGCATTTTTAATATGAGACGATTCCTTTGATTGAAAAGAAATAAGTTTTTTTCTAGTTTGATATTGTCCTTTTTTATACATTTTTTTTGATTTTTTTATCATCTTTATTTGTTTTTTTTTATCATTTTTTGATAATTTTTTTGGTACATATCTTAAATTCATATATATATATAGTAAAAATAAATTAAATATAAATTACCTTAAATTATATTATGAATAATAAACAATTATTAATAGATACAGTTGAAGATTTATATGATAAATATAAAGGAAATGATTTTGTTTTAGATAAATTACAATACTATATAACTAAATATTTACCTAGTCAATTATCACAAGAAGATATCGCTCAAAAAGATAAAATTATAAAAAATGAACTATTAACAAAGGCTCAAACTATATTTGTTCAAGTTTTTCTTCAACAAAATTTATTCTATTATTTACCAGGTAATGGATTTTTTTTTGAATATGATAGTAAAGATTATAGAATTATTAAAGAAGATCATATCATTCATATGTTATTATCTAGTATTACAAAAGATAAGACAATAATAGAATGGAAGGAAAAAACGAAAACAATCATTCATAAGAAAATAAAAGAGCGAAATTTATTAGATTGTAAACCAGAGTCTGAAACTATCCAAAAAATTATAAAATATATATATCCTTCTATATTTGAAACTAAGAATTATGCCAAATTTTTTTTAACCCTCGTCGGAGATGTGTTATTAAAAAAAACACAGCTAATATATTTAGTATCACCACAAATCAAAAAAATGATTATAGAAATTGAAGATATTTCTAATAGTTGTCTTGGAATAACAAATATTAGTTCGCAATTTGTTACAAAATACCATGAAAATAATTCATATGATAATTATCGACTTATCAAGATTAATCAGAGTTACTCTAATAGTTTATGGAAAGAGACATTAAAAACAATTGGTCTAAATTTTCTTTGTGTGGCTTGTCATTATTCCAAAATACATAAGTCGTCCGAATTATTTATAGATTCAAAATTAGAAGATAATTTAAAACAATATACTCTTTTTCTAAAGACGCAAAAAGAAGAAAAAATCGTATCTGATTTTTGTGATAATTTTATTAGTAGATCTGATACATTACAAATGTCTTGGAAAGATTGTCATTTTTTATGGAAAGAATACTTACAAGAAAATAACTTATATAATATAATTTATTCAACAACCCTAAAACAAATATTAAGAAATAAATATAGTTTTGACGAAAAAACTGATATGTTTATAGGAGTTACCAGCAAATTTCTTCCTAAACAAAATGATTTTTTAAGATTTTGGGATGAAAGTATGAGAGAAAGCTTAGTAAATTATTTTGACGACGAGATCGAAGTTGATGAAATATGTACTTTTTATAAAATATGGTCTAAATCTAATAAAGAAAATAAATCTATTACTGAAGAAAATGTAATTAATATTCTTAAACATTTTTTTCCGGATTTAATTATTTTAGATGATAAGTATATCGTAAATATATCATTTACTTCATGGGATAAAATAAAAGATATTAATGAAATATTATTAGAATTTATAGAATCATATAAAAAAAATATTGATTTAACACTATTATCATTTGATGATATTTATATTTTTTATGAAAAACAGGGTTGTCAGCAAAATAAACCAATAGTAAGTAAACGCTATTTTGAAAAATATATTGCTTATAAATTCACAGATATAATTGTTTACGAAAAATTTATACCATTAGATAAATTAATAATTAGTTGCAACTAATTGTAAGTTTGCCCCACTTGTACTAACACCTTTGCCGTCATATGGCGAAGGGTTTAATCCTGACATACCTCCACGATGTTTTTTACTATGTTTACGATGTTTTTTACTATGTTTACGATGTTTTTTACCATTTATTTTGAACGAACCAAATTCTCCTTTCTTTGTTTTGTATCCGGCTTTTTCTAAACGTTTTTCTCGTTTTGCTCTAGTGTGTAATTTTCTGGAAACAATTCTGCCATGTTTATTTTGCATAAGATTTTTTTTTGTTAGATCACCAGATGTTTTGAATGCAGTTCCATGCCAAACTTGAGCGCGAGTACCTTCTAATTGTTCATATTTATGTCCATGTACATGGACTTTACCGTTTTTTCTAGAAAACTTAGTTTTTCCCATTATAAATTATATCGAGAAAATAAAATAATATTATGCTAAATTACCTAATATAATAAACATAAATACTAGTTAAATTTATTTGTTGGAGGAGATCCACCACCACCGGGTTGACCTTCCATTCTTCCTAAGTAATTCAAATTCAAAGGTTGTCCTAAATAAAAATTACCGAACTGTGTTATACCTCCCCATCTAGAAACATAATTTACGCGTTGTCCATTTCCACCTAGATTTAAACGTTGTGAACGCCTCATATTATTAGAAATATTTGCACGGTTAGTATGAAAGTTTTGATTTAATTTCCAATTGGCAGGACCTTCTGGTTCTATTATATTCACAATCGTACCATTTTTATATCTATTCAGTTTACTACTTAATCCAAATGACGACATAAAAGTTATAATATATATAAATAATATTTATTTTAAAATTGAAACTATTTAAAATATTACTTATAATCATAATAATAATAATAATAATAATAATATGACTTCCGTAAATAATCAACTAGCTACAAAATATCAGCAGAAAACTGATAAACAACATATATTAGATAACCCGGATACTTATATTGGATCAATTGAAAAAATCGATTCAGAAGAATGGGTATACGCGGAAGATAAAATTATTAAAAAAAATATAGAATTTATTCCTGGATTATTTAAATTATTTGATGAAGGAATTGTAAATTGTCGAGATCATGTAATTCGCATGTCTCAAGCAATTGTCAATAAACAAGATAATTGCTTACCAGTTACTTATATAACTATAAATATTTCAGATGATGGGACAATAACCATGATAAATGATGGAAATGGAATTGATGTTGCTGAACACCCGGAGCATAAAATATGGATTCCTGAAATGATTTTTGGACATCTAAGAACATCTACAAATTATGACAAAACTGAAAAAAAAATTGTTGGTGGTAAAAATGGATTTGGGTTCAAATTGGTTTTGATTTGGTCAAGTTATGGATATATTGAAACTGTAGATCATACACGTGGTTTAAAGTATAAACAAGAGTTCTTAAATAATTTGAATGAAATTAAAAAACCTTCTATTACCAAATGTAAAACGAAACCGTACACTAAAATTGTATTTAAACCAGATTATTCTCGATATGGTATTGATAATTTGACACCTGATTTTATATCTTTACTTAAAAAAAGAGTATATGATATTACTGCCATTACCAATAAGACTATAAAGGTTAAATATAATGATAATATTATCCCTATTAAAAGTTTTCAACAATATATTGATTTATATATTGGTAAAAAAGAAGAAACTTCGCGCGTTTATGAAGAATTTAATGAACGATGGGAATATGCAGTAGCTATTTCACCCGCAAACGAATTCTTACAAATATCGTTTGTAAATGGTATACATACCGCAAAAGGAGGTAAGCATGTTGAATATTTATTAAATCAAATTACAAGAAAATTGGTTGAATATATTGAAAAAAAGAAAAAGGTAAAGGTAAATACTACCTCTATTAAAGAACAACTTATCTTATTTTTAAGATGTGATATTGAAAATCCATCATTTGATAGTCAAACGAAAGATTATATGAATACGCCTAGTCAAAAATTTGGATCTAAGTGTGAGATAAGTGATAAATTTATTGAAAAAATAGCTAAAATGGGGGTTATGGATAGTGCTTGTGCAATAACCGAAATAAAAGAAACTAAAGCTGCAAAGAAAACAGATGGTAATAAAAGTAAAAATATTCGAGGAATACCTAAATTAACAGATGCTAATTGGGCAGGAACCGATAAGTCAAAAAATTGTATGATTATCTTTTGTGAAGGAGATTCAGCAAAAGCAGGCATTATATCTGGTCTTTCTTCGGAAGACAGAAATATTATTGGTGTTTACCCGATGAAAGGTAAAATACTGAATGTTCGTGGAGAAACAAATAAAAAAATTAACGAAAATAAAGAAATTACAGAAATAAAAAAAATATTAGGTCTTGAAACAGGTAAAACGTATAAAGATTTGGATCACGTCTATAGTAGTCTACGATATGGTAAAGTGTTATTTATGACAGATCAGGATTTAGACGGTAGTCATATAAAAGGATTAGGAATTAATTTATTTCATTCTGAATGGTCATCTTTAATCGAAATACCAGGATTTATTGGATTTATGAACACTCCTATTCTCAAGGCGCGAAAAGGTAATAACGAATTGGAATTTTATAATGATGGAGAATATGAGTTATGGAAAGAAACAAATGATTCTTCTGGATGGAAGATAAAATATTTTAAGGGTCTTGGTACAAGTACTGGGAAAGAATTTAAAGAATATTTTCAAAAGAAAAAAATTGTCGGATTCGAATTTGAAGGGAAAAAAAGCGAAAATTCAATTGATATGGTGTTTAATAAAAAGCGTGCAGATGATCGTAAAGTTTGGCTTTCTCATTATGATCGTAAATCTTATTTAGATACCACGAAAGAAATAGTGTCTTATGATGAATTTATTGATCGCGAGTTTATTCATTTTTCGAAATATGATTGTGATCGTAGTATTCCGAATATTATGGATGGATTAAAAATTAGTTTACGAAAGATTTTATATTCTGCATTCAAAAAAAATTTAATTAGTGAAATAAAGGTTGCTCAATTTAGTGGTTATGTTTCTGAACATTCAGGATATCATCACGGAGAAGCTAGTTTGAATGGTGCAATTGTTGGTATGGCACAGAATTTTGTTGGATCTAATAATATTAATTTATTAATGCCAAATGGTCAGTTTGGTACTCGGTTACAAGGTGGTAAGGACTCTGCGTCTGAGAGATATATATTTACACAATTAAATTCTATGACACGTACTATTTTCCCATCTGCTGATGATAATGTACTAACATATTTGAACGATGATGGATTAGCAGTAGAACCTCTTTATTATTGTCCTATTATTCCGATGATTTTAGTGAATGGATCCAAAGGAATTGGCACAGGATTCAGTACAGAAGTACTTTCTTATAATCCAATAGATATTATTCAATATTTACAAAATAAATTACAAGGAAATGAAAATAAAATAGACTTTATTCCTTATTATGAAAACTTTCGAGGCGAAATTAGAAAAATTTTAGACACGAAATTCTTAGTAAAAGGAAAGTATGAAAAGATTAGTGAAGATAAAATTCGTATAAGTGAACTTCCGATTGGATTTTGGACAGAAGATTTTAAAGAATTACTAGAAAAGTTGATAGAACCAGATGTCGGTAAAGATGGTAAAAAGAAACAATCATTTATAAAAGATTATGATGATATGAGCAAAGATACAACAATCGATTTTATTATACACCTATCAAAAGGTAAATTATCTGAATTAGAAAGTCAAATAGGAGAAAATAATTGTAATGGAGTAGAAAAACTATTGAAGTTATACACAACACTTAATACTACAAATATGCACTTATTTAATGCACAAGAAAAATTACATAAATATGATTCTATTCCAGATATTATTGATGATTATTACGAGACTCGTTTGTATATGTATCATAAACGAAAAGACTATTTAGTGAATCAATTGACAAAAGAATTATTAGTGTTACAAAATAAAGTAAAATATATTCGTGAAATATTGAATGATACAATTGATTTGAGAAAGAAGAAAAAAGAAGAGGTGATTAAGTTGTTGAACGATAAAAAATACTCTATTATAAACGATGATATAGAGTTTAAATATTTGGTAAAGATGAGTATGGACAGTGTTACAGAAGAAAATATAAATAAACTATCTAACGAGCACGATAAAAAAGCAGAAGAGCTAGATTTGATTCAATCAAAAACAATTCAAAATATGTGGTTGGAAGAACTTAGCGAACTACTAAAACAATTTAATATATATCAAGAAGACCGTCAACGAAGTTGCGAAGATATCTCTATTAAAAAGACTAAAATAATAAAAAAGAAATTAAAAATTGTTCCGTAAGTTTATTATAACTTTATAAACTATGGGTATAAGTGCATATAAAATAAAATTTTTTTTAAAATACATCAAAAATGGCAATAGAAATAAAATCAATAATAAAAAATGGATAGATATAACTGAAATACTAAAATATATCTATTCATTTAAAAAATGGACAAATAGAACGAATCAAAAGAATAATACTATTATACCAATTGAAAAATATATAGAGATTGACTCGATTGATACTCGTCTTCCTTATGTGTAATTATTCAAAGGTGTAAATTAATCTTTTATATTGTTTTCAAGTACCTTTTTAATTATTTCTTCATTAAATTCTTTTTCACATTGTATAAACTTAAATATTTCTCTCAAGTTTCTCATATCAAACATTTTTTCAAAAGTAGTAAAGAAACAAAATGATTTATGTTGGTTATAAAAATCATACATTCGTTTATTATTTTTTTTTAAATAGTTGAGAGAAGAATTATCCTTTGCAAACCAATCACTCTGTGATTGCTGTTTTATATTTTCACGTATTTGAATTATTATTTTAGTTTGAGGGAATAACTCTAGGAATTCATTCATATATTCAATATGATTACCATTCAATCCGTCATAACGAATTTCCTTAAATCCCCATACAGATATTTTATCAGATTTTTTGAATAGTTTAATAATAAGCATTTTAATCATTCGTGTGATATCATCTAGACGATATGAATTATACCACGACGGTTTTACGTTGGCATTTATGATTTGTTCGTAAGAAACTGGATTTAAATGACCTGGTACATAGTCGCGTGTAGTAATTTTCAATCGACGATAACATTCTAATAAACTATTAATTGCTCCCATATTTTCGCCACAAATATTAGTATTTGGAATTGTATTTATAATACGTTGTAATGTTGTCGAGCCGGATCGTCCAGTGGCGCAAATTAATACAATTTTATCCATTAAAATTATATATTATATAAATTATAATTTTAAGTATTTGTTTAGAACCATCTTTTAAATTCTAATTGTCGATCCGTATTATCGGCCATGACCGGGTGGGCAATTGGTACAACTAAAGTACTAGCATCATGCATATATTTTAAATATCCTTGCGCCTCTCCATATACTTGTTGTATGCAATAGTCTAGTACAATCTTATTAAGTTCTACAATCTGTTGAGTAATATTAGATGGTTGGTTTGCTGAATGCTGTAAAAACACACTTCTCATTACTACTTTAAGTGCATCACAGTCTTGTTCTCCTACCATGTATTGTTTATTAGATCTTTCGTAAACTCCTGCTCTAATTCCATTTTGTAATATACGTATATTTTCAACTGAAAAAAAGGCACTCGATAAACTTGTCTCGTTCCAAATACCATCTGTAGCATTTCTAAAAGTTACACACTGGCTTGCAGGGATCTTATCATACATATTGAATAATTTATTTGTGTCTAGTGATTTTATATTTACTCTTCCATTGTTATTATTCATTTTATATTAGTTATACAAAAAAAAAATATAAATAATTTATATAATATGGCACTAGGAGGATTTCAAAAAACAACTTTAATGATAGCAGTTGGAATATTAATTTTATTTTTAATTATGATAGCAATTGCTTTATCTTATGGAAAAGATTCTAAAACATGGCCGCCAGAAGTTCCAGTATGCCCTGATTGGTGGACAAGTGATGGTTCAGGAAACTTTGCACGTTGTCATAATCCAAAAAAAATGGGATCATGTAAAGGTCCTGCTAATTTTACTACTAGAAAATATACAGGTGATAATGGAACATGTAATAAATATAAATGGGCGCATAAATGTAAAGTAGCATGGGATGGAATAACATACGGAGTTCCAAATCCATGTAATGGTTAAATTATAGTTCCTTCATATTTAGAACAATTAAATATGAAGAATATATATATGAAATTAGGTAGTTTGCAGAAATCAATTATTGCTTCAGCAGTTGGATGTTTTATTTTAGTAACATTAATTGTTTGTATTATATTATATAACACCAATAAGGATATTGATTGGCCTCCACAAACACCGGATTGTCCTGATTGGTGGAAAAGTATTGGATATGGTAAAAATCAAAAATGTATAAATGTTAAAAAATTAGGGTCCTGTGGTCAAAACTCTATGAATTTTAATAATGAAGTGTTTCAGGGAACACAAGGTAAATGTTCTAAATATACCTGGGCAACTAACTGTAATATATCTTGGGATGGTATTACTTATGGAATTAAGAATCCATGTAATTCCGATTCTGATTAATTTATTTGCTATTATATAATGAATGAATTATCCACACATAAGTCTGATATATTTGAAAGTATTGAAAAATTACCTGATGAATTGATTCGGGAAATTTTTTATTATATTCCGTGTAAACATCTCGTATTTTTGAATAAAAAATATTATATTGATTATCATATTTATATAAATAAATTAATTATCAATTACGATAGTTTTATAAGAAATATTATTCGTATGGATAATGATTTTATTTTTTCGACACATATGAGTGAAAACAATAAAAAATGGATTGCTAAAAAAAAATATTATTATAAAAATAAAATATATTCAAATTATTCATACTTCTTACTAGATTATTGTATTGAAAACAGTTCTGATAGATGTAAGGAAAAGCTTACTAATTTTTGGCATAAAGAAGGTTTGTGTCAAAATCGACATAAAAAAAACATCTCTAAACATATAAGATGGAAAAAATAAATTTAAATAAAATATTAAACAGAGAAAAAATTGCAAATGAGATAAAAGAATTATTAATTAATTTTGATCAAAATAGAAATGACGTCAATATGAAAAATGGTATATATATTTATGGAAATCCAGGAACAGGTAAAACTTTTTTTATAATGAATATTTTGAAAGAGATGAATTATGATATTATTAAATTTGATGCTGGTGATATCCGCAATACATCTGTAATAGATGATATTACCAAACATAATATGTCTAGACAAAATGTGCTAAGTATGTTTAATAAAAATAAGAAAAAAAAAGTAATTGTAATGGACGAAATTGATGGAATGAATAATGGAGATAAAGGTGGTATAAATTCGCTCATAAAATTAATTAGACCTAAAAAGACCAAGAAACAAAAAAAAGAAAGTGTTTCTTTGAATCCAATTATATGTATAAGTAACTATAAATTTGATAAAAAAATCAAGGAGTTAGTCAAGGTGTGTAATTCATTTGAACTTAAGACGCCGGTAGTCTCACAAATAGTAGATATCTTAAGAAATACTATGCAAATGGAGATTATACCTAGTAATATAGTTTATTATATACAAGGGGATTTAAGAAGATTAACAAATTTAATTAAAATTTATAAAAAAAATCCGGATTTTTTATATAATACTCAATTGATTGAACAAAAAAATTATAACGAAGATACGAAAAAAACTACGGGTACATTATTTGATAACCATTTTTCTTTAGATCAACACGCAAGTTTGATAAATGAAACTGATAGAACTAGTATTGCTTTATTATGGCATGAGAATATTATTGATGTATTAGAAAAAATACCTATAACACACTCATTACCATTTTATTTATTACAATTGAAAAATATATGTTTTGCTGATTATATTGATAGAATAACATTTCAAAATCAAATATGGCAGTTTAATGAAATGAGTTCTTTAATTAAAACTTTTTATAATAATTATCTATTTCATTTATTTAAAGAAGAACAAAATATTACCAAAAGAATAACAAATGTGAGATTTACAAAAGTTTTAACAAAATATTCTACAGAATACAATAATTTACAATTTATTCAAAAGTTATGCCAAAAATTAAATATGGATAAAAAGGATCTGATAGGTTATTTTTATAAATTAAAATCTGATAACATTTATGATGATGTGAATTATTTGATTGAAAAATATGAAATTGGTAAATTAGAAATAAATCGCATTTATCGTTATATAGAAAAATACACTCAAGAAAATGCGATTGGTACATCTGAAACAATAATTGATCAAGATGAAGATTATGAATTAGATAATTTATAAAAAATTACTTTCTTCAAAATCAGTATTATCTAAAATATTTTTACTAATATTGCCAATATTGATATAGTTATTATTCAATAGTTGTATTTTTATTAGTTCTGATATTTTATTATTTTGAAGTATTTTTAATATATTATAGTGTCTAATATATGTAGCTATATCATCTATATTACCTTCATAATAATCTATCTCTCTATTATCATATCCTGTAGTGTCATTTTTTTCATAGAAACATCTATACGGAATAGTGGTAAACATCTTTGTTAAAAATAGTTTTTTACTTACTATAAAAGATATCGTTAACACAAACCATGTAGAATGTAGCATTTGTAATATATAATTAACATTTTATATCATTTCGTATAACGTTATTATTATAAGTATTTGATAAATATATATAGAAATTAAATAATATATATATGTATGTATCAAACAGAAGAATTTAAAAATAAAAATAGCACTAAAATCAGTCATACTAAAAAAAAAGTACGGTTTTTTTCAATTGTGCAAGTTGTTCTTATTCCCTGTATCGAAGAGTATAAAATGGCAGATATTGCGAAAAATATATGGATGTCTAAAGAAGACTATTATATTAACTCTTAGGTAACTCGCGATTATTCCATCTAGTAATGATTTCTTCATCTAAATTTGTACCCATATGATTTTCATAAGAACGAGGGGAAATATAAAAAAGTGTATTCATATCATTTTTACTATTTAGTTCACCCGTTGAAAAGGATACCTTAAAATATTTAGTTTCATTTTTGGTTCCTACAAAATCATTATAATAATAACCTGATTCTGCATCTCTTATTTTACAACCAACTCCTCCGGTTACGTATACCTTTATAGCGGTGTTTTTCAAAATACCTCTTTTATTTAATTTCTTACGGATTATCTTACAATATCCACTATCATAATCTCTCATATCTGTAATATCTTTTTCAATATCATTTATTCCGTTAGGATCAAATTGTTCAGTACCTTCCATAATTATAGATTATATAAGATGATAATTATTAATAGTCGTATATCTTTAAATGATTTAATGGTTTAATATTATTTAGTAGCGATTGCCTTTTTTTCCTGAATTTTTTCCTGAATTTTTTCCTGAATTAATTGTGAAATCTTTTTTTCCAAATATGTTACTTTATTTTTAAGATTATTATTTTCGATTGTTAATTCTTGTGATAAAAGAGTCATTTGGTCTAGTTTAGATTGTGTACTTTGATTTTTAAATTGTGTTATAGATTCGTTTCTTTCTTGTCTTTTTTTATGAATATCATTCATCTGTTTTATAACATCCGGTTTATTGAATGGTTCTCCAGGAATATAATTTTTCAATAAATTATCTATTTCGTTAGTAAAAAAATGTAATATTTCTTCGTCTTTAATAAAATCTGTTACAGTGAGACTTGGTTCATTTATAAATCTATTATTTCCAAGATTTTGATATAACAACTGTTTTTTATCAAATGAATTATGATTATGAGAGAAAACTAGAATAGTTTTTTTACTATCAAGTTGAATCATGGGAATTGTAAATCCTTTTAAAAATAATTTTTCTTCTGCTAACGACGCTTCGTCACTAAATGTTGTTTCATTTAGAAGCTGTCTTTTAAAAGCAAAAGTTGCCGCAGTAGCATGATTTTCACCATATGGTCCAAATCGATACATTTTATTGATATGTTTAAAATAAATATGCATTATAGATGAGCCTGCACATAATATATTTGGATTTTTTTGTAATTCGTCAACCGCATATGATATTCTCTCAGGTGGATAAAAATCATCATCATCCATATAAATAATAATATCGCCTTTTGATTTTTTATGTAATAAGTTTCTTTTTTTTCCAAGTGTCATTTTTTCATCATATTTAAAATATTTTACTTGAGGTATATGCGTAACTAATTCTTCAATTTTATCTGTTCCGTCATCAATAATTAACCACTCTATACATTCTTTTGGATATGTTTGATGAAGAAAGCATTTGATCATAGTTGGTATAAATGGTCGACGGTTGAATGTAGGTGTTAACACACTTACAAATGGCAATTTGGATTTGTTCGTATTTTCTGATGATTTTTTACCCTTTTTCTTATTTCCCATAATAAGTTAATGAGTTTTTGTTTAAATTATTTATATGTTTGAATTATTTAAAATATCAAATATATAAATTCATAATGAAAAGAGTGAAAATATTTAATCCTGTAAGTTAACAAGTTTTTTTCCGGCTTTTTTTATATCTGCTGTAATATTTGTTCCTCCGAAAAATCCTCCTCCAGACGTTTTAGGTTTGAATTCACATGTTTTATTTGCCTGATTATTACTTACCAGTGGGGTAATATCTGTTGGATGAATTTCTTTAAATAATGTAGTTGCTACTACTCCAAAAAATACCATAACAGCTGCAACTAGTACTGCTAATGCATAAGTTAACTCAAGGTTCGCAAAACTACTTAAAATAACTAAAATACAAATGGTAGAAGTAATTGTTACTTTATAAAACTTGAAAAATTTCGCCAAAATATTTATTAGTCCTGTAGATTTATCATCTTTATCTTTTGCTTCATATGTAAACATAGTCATTATAGTAAATATAACTGATATTAGTGGTAAAAACCCCCATGCAAAAATAAGTAATATTATAAATAATATAATAAATACAAACATCATCATACAGCGTCCTGAAAATAGTAATGGGTCCCATAAAGTCACCGTGTCCCAGTCAGCCGGTTTATTTGGATCATTATTTTTATTTATTTTAAAAAACCATGTCATATTTGCAAACCATAAATAAATTAAATATACACAATTGATTATTAATAACACAATAAAAACGATTAATAAAATAATTGGCCCGAAAAAAAGAATTAATGTTTCTGGTAAAAAATTGATGAAATTAAAAATTGTATTCAGCGATAAATAATCAAAGCTTACTAATCCTTCCATCAAAGCGACAATATAATTTACTAGATAATTTGTTTTAGAACCACTTTTGTATTCGCGAAACATATCTAATAATAAATTTTTTGTATTGGCGCCTTCATATGGGAATTTTAATTTTTCAGATAATGGAGGATCGGTTGCGGTTACAAATATATTTGTAAATATGCTTTCTATGTTTGGTTCTGTACTAGTAAAAGGTTTACAATTTTCTTCTGTTGGTAGAATATTTGATTGTGCTACTTTACATGCATATAAAACCGATCCACCTAATGTAAAATATATTAATACAAATAATATTAAAATTATAGTATATATTATAAATTTTATTATTTTGGGGGAATCTGATGAATCTGACATAATCTATAATTTATCATTATAAAATTATTTCACTTTAATTAAACTAAATAATTTTATATTTATTTATATTTTGTCTTATGATATAATATATGCAAAAAATATTTGATAAGCATAATAGAAACTACTTCATAGTATTTTTAGCTATTTTTAGTTTTATATTATTGATCGGCTTATTTTATTGGATAAATTTTCTAGTTAAATATAATTATATTAAAGAAGCATTTGATAATAATTCAGAATTGTATAGCCATACAGTAAATACCCCATTAACTACTACTACTAGTTGTAAAAATTTTTGCGGACCTCCTGCTAGATGTTCTATAACTGGACAACAGTGTACTGCAGATATTGATTGTCCAGGTTGTCAACCTAAAACTACAAAAAACACTAAACCATCTAAATCAGTTCCGCCAAATGACGATGCTGGAAAGTTAACATTTAGTCAAACTCCTCAATATTCATCATTAACGTCTGATTATGGTATGAAATCACGAATTATAACAGATAATAAATTATCAAAAACACCATCTTTATCTGTTGATAACTCGTGGCTGGTCGGGTTTAACGATAGTAAAAAAGAATTTGATAAATATTATAAAATTAAACATATGAAAGATGAACCAGAATATCCATCAAGATATTCATTAAGTGGGGACTTTAAAGATGATGGACCATTAGCTTCCAATTCTTATTTGACGTAACTTATTAAGTAGCATACATTAAACCGGCATTACCGCCTACAAAAGTTACTGTATTAATACGTTCTTCAAAAAGAATTAAATCAAAATTATAATCATATAAACGCCAAGTTGGTTTATTAATTCCAATTATATCCCCGGATTCCTCATCACAAATATTTAATGTTTGTGCATATGGATCAATAGGCGGTGTAATCGTAGTAAACTCTAACTGTATATTTGTAAATCTACTCATATTCATAGCTCCCGAAGGTTGCAAGTTGAACGGAGAAGTATCCAAACAAAAATTATAACAATATAGCCCGTCCGGTGCAAACCCTCCTGTTCTTACATATTTTTCTACATAATTGAATACTTCAGATGGAAGAGTATTTTCTCTATAATCTCCATCGAGTAAAATAGCCATAGTCATCAAAATTTGTTTAATATTTTGGGGATTATATACACCAGAAATAAATAAACCAGTTAATTCCCCATGTGGAGACGATCCAGGTCCTATATTCGCATTTCCACCCAAAATATTGGGGTTTTGAAATGGTCCTAAAACAGGAGCACTTTCTGCTGGACCAGGTAAATAATTATATGGCCAATTTGTATAGTTACACCATTCATTTCTTAAGTTTGCATCACTTCTTCTAAAAAAGAACATCCAACTGGAAACCATTCCTAATGAATCTAAATCTACTTTATTTGATCCTGTAACATTATTAAATGTTTTTTCATATACTTGTTTAAATAAATAATTTTGTGTATTTTTAGCAAATAAAGTAGACTCGTCATTTGAAAGAAAACAATAAGTACAATTTAAATTTATATCTGCATTCCATACTGAACGTTGGTCTACATAAGAATTTGGAGAAAGATCATAGTCCGGAGGTGTTTGTAAAAATCGATACATCTGTTGGTAAAATTGATTGAAGTTTGGTGCTATATACGGAAAATTATTTTGATAATCAAATACATCTCTTATCTGTAATAACTGATTAATTGGTTTTAAAGTAATCGTAATTACTAATTCATTATATTGTAATGCAACTAACGGAAAAGCCATTTGACTTTTCAAACCAAACCAATTATTCAAAGGTATATATAAAACACGTCCATTAATTGAAGGCTGTGCTCCTGCCGGATTTGTTGTATGATAAGCACTTGGATATGTATTTGTATATGGACCCGAATTTGCAGGATCTGTTAATTCTGGTACTTGACCAATCATTTCATTAAATAAATCCAACTTTTGTCCACCAAAATCACGTTGTACTGCTGATAATAGATATTGTCCTGAATATTCTTGTAATTTTTGATTACCACATGTAATTGTTATTTTATTTATTAAAAGTGCTCCTATATTTTGTATCCATTTAAAATCATAGGGCGCCCAATCCGTATAAACTGTTCTTCCATCATTTTCTACTACAGTTCTTGGAGGATATATCGGACTCCATATATTTGGTAGTGTAAATGATAAATATGTATCCATTAGTAAATCGGCATATCTTTTTACTTTAAAGGTATATGTAGATTCTGTTGTTAAGTTTAGTGTAGGGGTGCCTTCAAAATCTAACCGAAAATTTTGTTTTCCAAAATTAGTATATTTTTTATAGGTTGCTTTCCAAAATGTTTTACTAGGATTTCCATTTAATATAATATTTTGTTGTCCTTGACTTACAAGATTAAGTAATCCTCCTGCCATAATATTATATATAAATAATATTTAATCTATTTGATATTAAATTAATAAAATTTAAAAATATTATATATATAAGAAAATGAATTCTGATTCAACATTAAGCGACATTCAAAGAAGCAACGAAAATTTTATTGTTTATATAATTATGTTTTTTATTGTTTTTATATTAATTTTTATCATCAGTTATATTTATTATATTAGAAATCTTAAATCATCTGAATGTAGTTCAATGGACAATTTATATCCCTCAATCGATGGATATATTACACCTATAAATACTTCTGATCCAGATTGTTCTGGCTGTTTATATGACTATTATGTTAAAACTGCATATAATGCGTGTTCCGGAGGAGATTATACTAATGACTTTGTAGATGTTTGTAATTTAAAAAGCGTATTAAAACAAGGTGTGCGAGCATTAGATTTTGAAATATTTTCTATTGATAATGAACCAGTAGTTGCTACAAGTACTTCAGATAGTTTTTATATAAAACAAACTTTTAATTCAGTCAAATTTTCCGATGTAATGAGTACTATTAAAGATTATGGATTCTCTAATGGAACTGCACCAAATTATAGCGATCCTATTATTATTCATTTACGGTGTATGAGCAGTAATCAAGATATGTTTAATAATTTAGCTGGTATATTTGCTGAATATAATAGTATATTATTAGGTAGCCAATATAGTTTTGAGAGCCAAGGTAACAATTTGGGTAAAGTTCCATTAACAGAGTTAATGAATAAATGTGTTATTATATTTGATAAAAGTAACACCGCTTTCATAGATAATGAAGAATTAACAGAATATATAAATATGTTGAGTGGTTCTGTATTTATGAGAACATATAATTATACAGATGTTGCAAATAATCAAGATGTAAATGAATTAACAGAATTCAATAAAAGAGGTATGACAATTGTTTTTCCAGATAATAAGTCTAATCCTTCTAATCCTAGTGGTATTTTATGTATGGAATATGGTTGCCAAATGGTTGCGATGCGATATCAACAAGTAGATAATTATTTAGAACAAAATACATTATTCTTTGATAGATCTCAATATGCATTTGCCTTAAAACCTCAACGTCTTAGATATGTTCCTGTTGTTATTAAAGATCCAACGCCTCAAAAGAAAGGTTATTCATATGCAACTCGAAAAGTTGGTACTGATTATTATAATTTTAATTATTAAAAGCAAATAAATACTTAGTTAATAATTAGTTTAAGAGAAATATGAGTGAAAACATTTTATTGCCAAAAAATCGCAAAAATGTACAATTTAGTGTTTTTAAAGATGTTATTTTTATACCATACGATTATAATATTGATAATATGGATCTTTGGTGGACATCTAATGAAATTGATAAAATAAGTAAAAATTTTATAAAAATACATAATATTAAAAATATTTCCTTATTAGGGAACGAAGTTAAAAAAATACTGGCTAATTATAATTAATATTAATATATATTATGAAGGACCATGATTGTAAAAAATTATCATTTAGTGAATGTGAACTAGCTATTTTACGTATGGCAGTAGATAAAGCAGAAGATAAAATTTCTCGACGAAACGTTAGTTCACCAGAAATTAAAGAAATAATTAATGTAGTGGAAGAATTTTTGAAATCAAAAAAATTAATTTGTTATGGTGGAACTGCTATAAATAATATATTACCTAAATCACACCAATTTTATAATAAAGATGTCGAAATACCCGATTATGACTTTTTCTCTTATGATGCTTTAAATCATGCAAAAGAGTTAGCAGATATATATTATAAAAAAGGATATGACGATGTTGAAGCGAAAGCAGGACAACATCACGGTACATATAAAGTTTTTGTGAATTATATTCCTGTTGCAGATATAACTCAAATGGATAAAGAGTTATTTCATTCGCTTTTAAAAGAATCGATTAAAATTGGTGGAATTTTGTATGCACCTCCGAATTTTTTACGTATGTCTATGTATTTAGAGTTATCTAGACCTGCTGGAGATATTTCTAGGTGGGAAAAAGTGTTAAAACGGATTACCCTATTAAATAATAATTATCCATTAAAAAACGATGAATGTTATGATATCAGTTTTCAACGAGAAATGTCAAATCAGAATAAAGAAGATATTATTTTTGATATAATTAAAAAAACGTTTATAGATCAAAACGTTGTTTTTTTTGGAGGGTATGCTATTTCACTTTATTCTAAATATATGCCGGTTAAATTAAAACGTAGGTTAGAAAAATTTGCGGATTTTGATGTTATCGCAAAAGATGCAAATAAAACAGCCGAAATTTTAAAAGAAAGACTTCGTGAAAATGGAATTCACCATATTACTATCAAGAAACATGAACCAATTAGTGAACTAATTCCTCTTCATTATGAAATCAAAATTGGAAAAGATACCGTTGCATTTTTATATGAACCGATCGGTTGTCATAGTTATAATGTAATTCCAGAAAACGGGGGAAAAATTAGAATTGCAACAATTGATACTATTTTAAGTTTTTATCTTGCATTTATTTATATAAATAAACCCTATTATAAAAATTTTCGCGATAAGCTACTTTGTATGGCTAATTTTTTATTTGAAGTTCAAAAAAAAAATAGACTTTCTCAGAAAGGTCTACTAAGACGATTTAGTATTATTTGTTATGGGCATCAATCGTCCGTAGAAGAAATAAGAGCCGATAAATCAAAAAAATTCAACGAATTAAAAAATAAACGTACGTCTAAAGAATTCGAAGAATGGTTTTTGAATTATAAACCTTATTCTATAAAAGAGAAATTGAATCAAAATAAAAATAATAATAAAAAAACTAAAAATAAAACTAAAAATAAAAGTAAAAAAATACCAAAAAAGAGTATTAATGAATTAATATTTGGTAAGCAAAAAAGAAAAAAACGAAAAACACAGAAAAACTTGTATTAAACACAATATTCCTCTAAAAGACATATAAATAAACTCTGTATCATTTTATATGTTATTTTTTTTAAAAAAAATAATTTTTTAGGCGCTTTAAATTGGGAATATATATAAGCAATATAAATTATTATTTTTTCGATAAATGATTTTAATAGATATATTATATAATTAATAATAGTCCATTCGTTTACATAACTACACATACTAGTGTTTTGGTTTTTAATAAAAAAATTATGAATCTCTAACATACCTGATAATATTCTATGAATATTGGTTTTCTCATTTTTGATATTAAAAATATTTTGAATTTTATCTATACCAAATAGGTCTAAATATAATATTTTTCGTCCATTTATCGGTTTAAATAAAAATGGATTTATACCATCAATATATTTTTTTTGATAAAGAAAATTACCATTAATCAAATAAGGAATAAAACACGATCGAATTATACTATCTATAATATCATTTTTATCGCTGTATATCGACTTTATATATTTTTTTCTTTTTGATAAATGATAATAGGTAATATATAATCGGTTATTTACTATATTACATATATCGTCAGAGATATAGTCTTTCAATATTTCTCCTATTTTCGTGATCAAATCTAAACTATGTTTTTTTTTTAATAAAGTATAAATTGGTTTATATAGGTCTATCATAATTTCTAATTTATCTATATAAAACAGAAACCCTGTTAAAGCACCAATACTACATCCAGATATTCTTTTTATTTTAATCATTCCACGTTTTTCCATTTCTTTTAAAAATAATACCCCTCCCGTTAAATAACTACCATTAAATATTCCTCCGTCTAATATTAAATCAATTGATATACATTTTTTAATTGAGAGAGTTTCTACTAACTTTGTTACATAGTTTTCCATAATTTAAATATAGTAAAACTATTCCATTTATTTACGTAAAAATCATTATTTTTTATCTATTATTTAATTATATAATGAAAACTAAAAAAGCAAAACGTTGTAAAATAGGAGGAACTCGCAAAAATTATCATATAAAATTAAAAAAAATTTATCCAAAATGTTCATATGATATTAGTAATAATCATGATAAATATGAAAACGCAAATATTACCTATGGGGAAATGAACTATGAGGGAATGGATAAGCTTAAACATTATTTTAAAAAAAATAAGAAGACTTATAATAATTTTATAGATATCGGATCAGGTAGAGGTAAATTATGTTTTTATATGATAAATGAACCAAGAATTAAAACCGTTATAGGAGTTGAGATAGTAAAAGAACGCCATGATGATGCTATTAAAATTCAAGAAAATTTACAATCAAAATTGGCAAATAGAGTTATTTTATTGAATGATAATGTTTGTAATATAGACTTATCAAAATTTTTTGATAGATCAGTATTTGTTTGGTGGAGTAATTTATGTTTTGAACAACAAAATACAAATATAATATTTCAAAAATTAAAAAATGAACTTCCGAGTCAATCTATAATATGTTGTTCAAAACCCATCGCAACTGAAATAATGAATTATTCTGATAAAATAAGCGTACCGATGTCTTGGTGTAATGAAAGCACCGTTTATATTTATTATCTTTAAAACTTACTAAAGGTTTCCAATATTTTTAATAAAATATAATAAATAATTCCAAATAAAACACTTTTAAATATGTTACCATTTAGGTTCAAATTACCATCCATATTAAATAAAAATGGTAAATAAGCAAATAAAAATTTTCTAATAAATGGTAACTGAAATAAGAAATAAAGTATAATCAATAATATTGGCGTTTGATATTCATAATAAATTTCATCTATTGTATTCATTTTCTGTTTATTTTTATTATAATTATTAATTATTTCTTCATTTGCAATATCTGTCTCTATATAATTTGTTTGTTGCGGCGGCGGAATATAACCAGGTTGTATATACGGATCATTTACAATATTTGTAGTATTCATAGGAATATCACGTGATGGTAGCTGGGTCACTCCTGTATTACTAGCTTTCTGAATACCTGAAACTATTTGACTTATAGTAGAATCATCTAAATTTATTCCATGAGGTTTATCTTGAACATCATTACTTTGCTCCATTTGTTTTTCGCTAATTACTAAATTAACATTTTCTTGATTATTTCCTATAATCGGATCTGTTACTAAATCGTTTATATTAGTTGTATCGCTCATAACAATAGTAAAGATAGATTGATTTTTATAATTACGCATTTTCTTCCTCAAATCTAATAGTTCTTTTATTTTTATCACATTTTGTCGCAACAGGATTGAATTTATAACATTTTTCACCATCCTTGAATGTTTTTTTTTCTATATCGTCTAATGGCGGCGCATAGAAAATAATACAATTTTTATCTTTACACATTCGTCTAAATAATGTAGCCAATCCCATTCCTAGTAATAATGACATCATTACTTTTCCTGTTTTTGAATGAACAAATTTACCTAAATTTACCATCTTTATTATTTGTATATATTTTAGTTTATGTACTTTGTATCGGAATTCTTGATAATAATGACGATTTGTTTGGACATTTTACTTCTTGTTGTTCAAAATAAAAACAGTTATCTGCTTGGTCTTTAAATAATACTTTATCAATATTTTCTGGACTAGGATACACATATACTATTTTATTTTCAGGTCCTAAAATATATGTAAGAAATATTCCAATTGCAAAACTAATTAAAAAAACTGGTAAAGATATATAATTTAACAACATATATATATCTTACATATAAAAATTAAATTCGCGCGTATTTGTTAATAAACCGATCGTAATGTAAATGATCGCTCATTAAATTTGCTAATGTATCCAAAAACATACTATAGTCTTTTTCACCTTTTTTAACACTAAATAAAGTAAGCAGAGTATCTTGATAAGAACTGGTTAGTTGATTAAAAAACTTATTATAATCTTTATTTCCGAGATCAAATTGAACTATTCCATTTGCTTTTATTTTTTTGGGAGGAATAATCAAATTTACAGGATTTATAAATTCACATGGTTTACCTTTTTTACGATTATTATAACAACTTGTTAAAAAGAGCTTCATCCATTCCGGATCATTTTTTAAAACTTCTTTTAATTCTTTACTAAAATCATTATAAATTTTTTCATAAGAGTTATTTTTCCAATTGATAATACCATCCTTAATAGTGTATGGATTGGTCGTTAATTCGGTTTCATCAATTTGAATAGTTTTATTATATTTTATAGTACCATATACAAATGACTCCACTTTTGGAGGAACCAACTCTAATAGTGACGACTCTATACTATATTGTTGCTGTATTAAATGATAAGTATTGTCATTATTATCATATGAGACAAATTTTGTTTTATATTTTATACTAGATAATATTTCGTTAGTCTCGGTTAATTTATTGATATATATATTAATTGCATCTTGAATAAAACTATTTTGATCCGTCTCGTTAAATTTTTTGATACATTCTTTTATTTCTGCAATATAAATCTGAGCGTTTTCAAATTTTTTTTTATAATCTTCTTTTTCTTCTTTATTATCTAATTCTTCTGTAAAAAAAATAGTATATTCTTCTAACAACATTAATTTTTCATTCAAATCTTTTTTTAGTTTATCAAAAACAGAAACGACTGTATTATCGTCGATAAAATTGAATAACTGTTTATTTTTATTTTTAATAATTTCATTTTTAACTTTATTTATACTGTCTTGAATTTCGTCTAATAATTCGCGAATTAAATAAAAAGAGCCTAAATTTATTTTTATATCTAAATTACATGGGTTACTTGATATATTACATATGGCGCGAATTAACCGTTCACCTTTTTCTATATTAGATGTGAAATTAGTACCTCCAATTCTTTTACAATTTATACATTTGGGTTTATATTTCTTAAATTCTTCCCTTTTTTCTTTCATACTAAGTTTATTATTATGTATAATTTTTTTTTTTGTATCTGATATTGAACTCTCATAATTAGCTTTTAACTTATAATATTTATTTAACTGATTTGATATACTATCTTCCTCTGACATCTATATTACTTAATTATATTTATTTTTATTTAATTAAAGTAATAAACTAATAAATCAATTTAGTACGATATGCGCTTACTTCATTTTCCCAGTTCGGTAAACCAGTTATTAACTCGTCTCTCGCTTTTTTTTTAGATATTTCATAATTTTTTATTCGCGATAAAATATAATTTTGAGTTTCTATGTCCTTTTCTTTTTTTTGAATAGGTGTTAGCTTTCCCTTATATTTATAAAATAGTATAGCAATCACTACAATTAAGAATAGAAATAACATACCAATATTAAAGACATAGTTATGATATGTTTCTTTTATTTCATGACAATTTTTTAATGATTTATTTAAAAAATATTTTATACCTGGTTCTACTAAACTAGGTTTTTGTATATCTTGAAAAAAGGTGAAATTCATATATTTTATAAGTAATTTATTAAAATAAATTATACTTATTATTTATATGAGTTCCTCTATAAATATTGTTATGTTTTTGATAGTTACGGTGGGTTATTATATGACGATAAAAAGTTATTTGAAATTAGATATTATTTCTGATCCTGATAAGTATAAAAAATTTAATAATGATACTCATACCAATTTAGCTATTTATCTAATAGCTGTATTACTTTCACAATATTTTATTAACGTTTATAATATTACGGATAAATGTGGGGGGGAAATGACTGAAAACTTAGGATTAGCTGCTTTAGTTACTTTTTTACCATGGACATTTATGTTTGGACTTGTGGTTATCGTATTAATATTATATCCGGGATTTAAAGGTGCATTTTCGGATGTAATTGGTTATTTTTTTGTATATTCGTCGGCAAATAAAATATTAACCGATCTGTTAGTTGATAAAAATATTCAAGATAAAATGGATAATAACCCCAACGCTTCTGAAGAAGATAAAAAAGCCATGCAAGACGTAGCTAGTGTTATTATTAAAATTTGCGGGAATAACTCTATCTTAATAAACCAAATAGTTCCTGAAAATTTTATAAATTATTGGAAAATAATGAAACCTTTAATGAAAAAACAGTATCAAAGTGAGGAGGGTGGACAAGAGATACAAAAAAAATTATTTGATTTAGTTGTTACTAGGGACAACGTGGGTGAAATTATGTGGTTTATTTATACTGGAATATTAGTTACTTCGCTCGTTCAATTACAAATGTCTTCACAAGGTTGTAACTATTCCAGCGCTACTATGGAGAAGAATTATCAAGATTTCTTGGACCAAGAACAAGATGCTGCTGATAAGAGAGATAAGGCAACTAATCAAGTTTATACTGTATCATAACTTAAATATAATGACAGTCTTTATGATGATACACAATACAAAATATTAGATAATATTTAAACCATTTGTTATGAGTGAAATGGTTTAAATTAACTGTGTATAATATATAACACCTAAATAAGATAAAACCCCTAAAATTATAGAAAGTAGCCATATCGGAAAAATTGTTTTATTTTTATAGCCAATACCAAATTCGCGTATACTACCGTCTTTATCATATAAAAACTTGGGTTTACATATTTGTATCAATACAAATATAACTACAAATAGAATAATTGCTATCAATGTTTGATTATCTTTTAAATATTTTTTATTCATCTTATATATATTCTATTAAATTATTTTTATTCCTCTTCTTCAAAATCATTATAATAATCTGTATTTAAATTAGACATATCATACTCTTCATATTCAATCATTTGTTCGTTTTCCCTATCATCAATAAAATCGTCTATTAAAATATCTCTATTTCTATCTGTTAATACCGGTTCTTCTCTATCTAGACGTGATTCTATTTTTGCCATCTCGTTTCTAAATTCGCGATCATCGTCATAATTTTCTTTTGAGTATTGTGTCAATCCTTTTTGTAGACCTTTATTCCAAGCACCTAGTTTATTTATTTTTAATATAGTATCGGCATCGCGTTCCTCGTCACTCATAAATTTCAGTCGATCTGTGATAATATCTTTCTCTCTTTCTTTTAATTTAAATATATTATTTTGGATATCTTGATAAGAATAATTCGTTATTTTATTATGCTCACAAAATATTTCAATATATACCACCAATAAATTTCCTATTTGTTCTTTCAGTTTTTTCAGTGATCCATTTATAACTACGCTGTCTATTGTATTAACCGCTTCGATTGACTCATCTTTTTGGTTTACATCTTCAAGAAATTCTGTTGTAAATAAATCTACTTCTGCATGTTTTTTTTCTAACTCAAATACAATCATATTTTTATTTTCAGATAAATCTATAAATAATTGAAGAGATTTCAAGAAGTAAAACTCAAATAAATAAATTCCGGTTCGCTGATTCAATATTGGATAAATAATATTGTCTTTATTTTTAAAATTTTTGAAAACAGGAGTTATGTTTGAAAGTTTTATGATATTTTTACCTAATTTTTGAACTTCATCTAAAATTTTACTTAATTCAGGAATACTATAAAAACCCTGAAATTTACTATAATACTCGGATATTAATTGTATTATTTTTTTTTTATGAAAAACAGATAGTTTCATATAGTCCGCGATTTTATTATTCTTATAATTTACTTCGTTTTGTATTAAGTTAGGAAAAACTGAGAGAAATTTTTCGATATAATTTTTTAAAAAGTTTAATTTATTATATAATATATCATCATATATTTCTTCATCATCATTTATGTTTAAATTGGAAGATAAATTTTGTAAACAATCTAATACCTTTTTTATTTGATTATTTGTTATTTTTTGTGAGTGATTTTTTATAATAAAATTACGTATATTATTTTTCATATCCTCATTTGATTTTTGTAAATAGTTATTCAAATCCCTTGTTTCTTTACTTATTCTATCACTTCCCGTTTGATAAGTATCAATATTATTTACTAATAAATCTCTGAATGATGGTTCAATTATATCGTCATTATTATCATTCAACATTTCTAAAACGCCTATTAATTTTGTTACTGATGTAATTAATTTTTGGTTGGTATCATAGTGTTTAATATTTTCTCTCGATACTAATTGTATTAGTCTTAAAAATCCATCTGACGTATAGTTTCTGCCGTCTTGTTTTAATTTAACAATCAACTCTCCTATATTTTCGTTTCCTGAAAATAATATATCTTCAGGTTTGGTATTACAAAGAGGGATTAAATAACTCGGAACTGGATATAATGTTTTGAATTTACAGAAATATATGAATGATTTATAAATAATTTCTTCACTAAATTGAGTTGTAATTTCTGGATAAATATTTTTGGTGTTTATATTTGTAGAAAATAAATTACCTTTTGAATAAGTATAAATATCTAACATATAATTCGATAAATATTCCACATTTTTATTAAATTGTGTAATTTCAGGATTTTTTTTAATGAAATATTGAATTGTCCTTTGTTTATCATTTGTAGCACAACAAGCATTTTCTAAAAAAGGTTCTTGGTTTTGTTTTAACATTATTAAGCTTTCTTTTTTAACTATTTCGTCTATAGCCTCTTGTACTGCGAGTGAAAATTTCATAATTTTACCTTTAATAACTAATATTTTTTCAAATTGACTTTTTGCACCGCTTTTCATTTCACTTAGTAGCTTATTTTTGAATTCATTAGAAAGAGTAGTTAAATTTGAGAGTTTAAACGGAACCAATGGAGGTAAGAATTGTAACCACTTTGATACATCATGTTCTTGTGGTATTTGTTCTTCTTTATTCAGTAATAAATATTCTGTTTTTTCTATTATTTTTGTTTTTACATCTGATAAATTTAATAAAATACTTTCTATAACTAGCTTCATTTTTTTAAAAATAACTTCACTTTTTTTCCCTTTTAACACATACCACGGCTCTCCAGAATGTTTGATATCGCTTATTATACATATTATATATTCTAAGCTGCTTAAGTCGCCAGAACCCTCAAATGGGAAACCATGGAAAGATTTAATACAACCTGGATAAGTTTTTCTACTTTTAACTGATGGAATTGCAGTTTGTATAGATATTAATATCATACCAAGAGTGTAGTATAGAATCGACGAATTTATCAAATCGTTATAAGACATTATTTTTTTATTTTTATTCGCCATTTCTTTTATTTTTTTCTTATAATCTTCTTCTGTCTCAACAGTATTTTTAAGCGCATCCGAAACTGCGTTTATAATAAATTCCTTCTGGGTTTCCAAGTTTATTCCCATTGCAGAAGAAATTGTATTTACTATATTTACAATTATTCTACTTTCTTCAGTAATATAACGAATACTCTTTTCCAAAATTATTTTATCGCCTATATTTTCTTCCATAGTAGCTCGAGTAACTGTTTTAAAACCATCTTCATATCCTTCTGATATATCGTCATCTATTTTTTTTATCGTCCATCCCGAGTTTTCGTCTATCCAATAATTACCATCGTCACTTAATTTACCAATTTCACTTATTAATAACTCCAATTTAGTATTATAGTTATATTGGTTCGTGATATATTCTTTTGCTAATGTATATTTGAATATGGGCATTAAATGTAAATTAGTTTCTTTACAATATAGCCACGCAGGAGACTCTTTTTTATTTAAAGGACCTAATCCATCTCTAATTGGTTCTCTTGTAAATTTTTCTACAAATCTAATAATATCAAATTGTACTTTTACAAAATCTCCTTGAGATAATATTAAAAAAAGTAACTTACTATTTGGTGATTTAAGCTGGTCACCTTTTTGTTCATCATAATTTACAGTCATATCATATTTAAGTGTATTATATCTTAATAGTTGCCGAAGCTCTATTTTTCTCAGTTCCAAAATTATACTATTTCTATATTCAAATTCTCTTTCGATTGTTTCTTTTAAATTTTCTTGTAACTTAAAGTAATTATTATCAAATTCATTCGTCATCGTTTTCAACAATTCTTCCTTTAATTTGAACTTATTTGTCGTAAGTGTTTCACAACTATTATTTTCGTCAATACAGCTTAGCTTGAAGTTACATGATGCATTTTTATCAATATTTACTATTTCTTTTGATATATTTTTATCTAATACCCAACTATTATTTTTTCTCATAAAGAAATCAGTATCATTACTATTTTCGTTTAATATAAACGCATAATCGCCAGATTGTACCTTTTTATGACCTGTAAGAAGTGTTTCTACTAGTAAATAACTATCTCTTTCTGATAATTTTAATTTATTTTGTATTTGTTTTGATAAAAATTCTGAAAATACTTCAGCCTTCATAGTTACTAATTGAGACTCATACTCTGCTATAATTGAATAATCCGTTTTATCAAACCTTTTATCGTAAAAAATATCTATATTATTATCTCTTTTCAATTCCTCTAAGTTTACATAGGATTTGGCAATATTTAAAGTATTACATTTATCATCATTTTTAATATCATTCCTATTACCTTTTTCTTCTTCAGTATATAATTCGTTAAATTCGTTTGGAACCATTAAGGGTAATGTTTGTATTGAAAGTGTGCTACAATAGTATCTATTGTTATCAGTTAAAATCAATTTTCTAAGAATTTCAGAATTGGTATAATTAATCTTATTTTCTTCACTAATATTGATATCATAACCATCAAATACTTCTTCTTGATATGTACTACTTTTGATATTATATATGATTGGGTATGCTATGCTATTAATGATTGGATTACTTTTCAGATTTTTAATAGTATAAAAATATTTCGATCTTTCTAATAATTTTTTATTAAATTCTGATATTTTACTTTCTACGAATTCATTAATATCTACAAATTGTTTATATGTTATATTATCAGGATAAATCAAAAAAGGCTCTAAATAACTTACTACATCAACAAACGATAACTTATCATTTATAAATTTTTGCATTAACTTAAATAAAACGCGAGTTTTCGGTGTTATAGTTTGAATAAAATGTTTATAGGTTTCATCGTCTACTTCATTATTATTTAATATAAAATTTTTTATATTATTTGCATAGTTCAATTCATTAAACAGAATTGTTTGATTTTCATTTTCTACAAATATATTTTGTATTTTTGTGTTTTCTTTTAAAAATTCCCAGTAATTTAAAAATATATTATTTAAATGTGCTTTATCAATTAATGATGTGTTTGGTAAATTTACTTTTGAAAAACGAATTGCTGGTTCAGGAAGAGTTAATATAGAAGATATAGTCATATTATCAGATGAAGTTAATGGAATAGTTAATATATTTTTTTTATCATCATCGAGTTCTAATTTAGTCAATCCTAAATTATATTTTTCTATCAATAATCTCTTTGATGTTAAATTATTTTGTGAGAAGACAGTAGAATACATATCCTCTAGATTATTAACTATACAATTTATATCTGTATTAACTTCTTTATCAATCAAATAATTATTATCTTCTGAATCAATATTTTCAAATGGTGTAAAAAAACTGTTTAAACTACTATATAATTGAGAATATTTGTTTTGTTCATCAGGATAATCGTTTGATTTATATGCAGATATCAAATTATTAATATCATGTAAATCTTGATTTAAATTAATATTAATAAAATCGTTTGATTTATTTTCAGATGCGGAAATATCTGCGTCATATACCTTTTTAATATTTTTAACTACGGGTAAAATCCAATATAAATTATGTTTAAAATCTTGAAAATATTTTAACAGTGGTTTATAATTTGCCTGATATACCAAAGCTGATTCTATATTTCCATATTGGTCAAAGGTGGAAAATTGTGTTCTTAGTTCTTTAAAACGTGTAATTACAGTATGTATATTATTCAAAACTTTATTTGTACGCTGTATATTTGGAATATTTGAAAGCAAATCTTCTAATAAATCATTTAATTGAGTCTCAATACTATATCTCTCTTTTTCTATATCTACATCTTTGAACTGCGTAACTTTTCCTAATTCTTCTTCCATAAATTTTATTTGGTCGCCTTTAATTAAAAAATCTCTTAGTTGGTTACGAGCGTTTATTACTGGCATCTGAATATCTACTACTTCTAACTCATCTTTTTCATCTTTTTCATCTTTTTCATTAGCAACGTTTTGTAATTCTTCTTCAGATCGTTCTTCTAAATTATCATCATATATAGGTTCAATAGGATTATCTCTTATCTCAATTAAATTAATTGGTAAATCTTCTGGGATTCCTTTATAATCAAAATTTATATATATAGTGTCTTTATCAATAGTCTTTATTTCAATCATATCATTTTCTAAATTACTAATATTTCCTGATATAATTGCAGGATAATCGCCGCCAAAATGAATATCTATAAACACTCCTGGTAAAAGACCATTTTGTTTTGCATATCCTTTTTTATCATCTTTACTTAAAATAATCAACTGTTCAATTGTACCATTTCCTAGAACACCTTCTTCTGATATAGGTAAATTGATTATTGCGGAGGTATCGGTATTAATCAACTGGATTCTTTTTTTATCAATATAATCTATTAAAAATATATTTTGATCATGGGCTTCATTTTCTGTATCAATTATTTTAATGATATCTCCTAATTCTAATAAAACTGATCTATCTTTTTCTGTATTTGTCATATGTCTCTATATTTTACTTAGAAATTAATATACTTAAGTTGTATTCATTTTAAAAATATAGTTAAAGAAATAATGCTATATTTTTATTATGAGTGAAAATTTTGGATATAAGCTCCATCTTATCAATCAATTGAATGATAAAAAAACCTCTTGTACTACTCTTAAACTAAACAAAAAAGAATATATATCTTCAAGTAATATTAAATATTATATAGTGAATTATGATAAGAATATTTTATCGAATGATTTAATTGGTGAATATGGAATATACAGATCGGTGATTTTAAACCAGAATAATAAAATAATTTGCTTTTCACCTCCAAAATCTATTTCGTATAATATTTTTACTGGAAAATATCCAGAAAAACATGCAAATATTGTAGCGCAAGAATTTATAGAAGGTACAATGATAAATGTTTTTTGGGATGAAAAAATTGGATTATCAGGAGGATGGGAAATTTGTACCAAAAAAAATATAGGCGCCAATAATGTTTTTTATCAAAATACTAAAACATTCCGAGAAATGTTTTTAGAGGCTATAAAAGCGAATAATTTAAATCTAGATTTACTCAATAAAAATTATTGTTTTAGTTTTGTTCTCCAGCATCCAGATAATAGGATAGTTGTTCGCTTCGAAAAACCTCAGCTATATTTAATTGCTTGTTATTGTTTTTTTCAAAGAGATAATTCATCTCCTATAGTTATGGAATGTGATATAAATTATATTAAAGAAATTATGCAACTAAACACCGGCATTAAGTTTCCGACGACATATACTTGGAATAATTATAAAGAATTGGAAAATACGTTTGGCTCTGAAAATACAAATTATGAAATAGTAGGTGTTATGATTATAAATAAACAAACCGGCGAAAGAACTAAAATTCGTAATCCAGTTTATGAAAAAATCCGTAATTTAAAAGGAAATCAATCAAAATTAAAGTTTCAATTTTTATCACTTAGAAAATCTGGTAAAATTTCAGAATATTTAAAATATTATCCTGAGAATAAATATCATTTTTTAGATTTTAAAGACGAAATACATAATTTTACGTATACTTTATTTACAAATTATATTAGTTGTTATATTAAAAAAGAAAAACCCTTAATTCAATTTACACCTCAATTTCGTACACATATGTATATGTTACATAAATTATATATAACTAGTATGAGAGATAAAAAAACACATATATCAAAACAAACCGTTATAGATTATATATATCATATGGACGTTCCGTTATTATTAAATTCTCTCAATTATCAATTAAATAGAAAACGTGTGACAGAAAATTGATTATCGATTATTAAATATTAAGAATAGTACCCTTAATATTTAATATGGAAATATCTTTTATTAAAAGCGAGTTAGCTGAAAAAGGGTATTGTATTATACCTGATGTACTTAGTGAACATGAAGTGGAATTATGTATGTCATCTTTCAAATATTGGCAAAATAGTATACCTGATCATAATATTATGCATAAATATTTTGACTCATTTGGTATATATAAATATTATATGGTAGGACATACATATCATGCATGGTATATAAGAACGCGTGAATCTATACAAAATATATTTAAAGGACTTTGGGAAACCGACGAATTAATCGTATCTTTTGATGGGAGTTGTTATATTTCAAAAGACTGTAATAAAAAAGATTCTTGTTGGACACATACAGACCAATCCCCTTTAAATGAAGGCTTTCGATGTTACCAAGGTTTGGTATCGCTTACTGAAAATAAAGATAGAACATTAGTAGTCTATGAAGGAACTCATAAAACACATTTTGATTATTTTAAAACCCTAGGAATTCAAGATAAACAAGATTTTCAGTTTATAGATAAAGATTATCTAGAAAAAATTAATGATAAAAAACGAATACTTCATATAAAAGCAGGATCATTGGTCGTATGGGATAGTCGATTATTTCACCAAAACCAATATGGATTTCCGTCTTCTGAAGAACGTTATGTACAATATGTTTGTTATTTTCCCAAAATTCATGAATCTAACACAGATATAGTAAAAGAAAAAAGACGCGAATATTTTGACAAAAAATATACTACAACCCATTGGCCTGCCCCAGTTAAAAAAAATTCATTCTATCCTAAAGTAGGAAGAAAAAATGAAATTATTAAACTAGACTATAGTAGTATATCAATTCCAGATTTATCTCATTTATACGATGATATAATGAAATTGATTTAGTAATTTTATTGGTAATTTTATTTATTTAAAAATGGTTTCATAATTATTTTATAATTTATTTTTGCATCAGCAATACATTCCTTGAAATGTCCTTTAATGGACGATTCTGTTATTGGACTTTTATAACCAAGACGAATAATACTGTATGTATCATGTGGATGCATTTTTTTGAATCCACAATAGGATAACAAATTATTATCACCGATATAGAACTTATTATATAAATAATATTCGATAACTTTTCCTAATGTATGATCTTCATTTTCTAAAATGATATCAAACGCGTTTTGAATTGTCGTATCGGACTGTTTTATTTCTAAATTATCATTATCGATTAGTTTATCCAAATCGTCTAATTTTTTTGATAATACTTCGCAAGCAATTTTAATAATTTCTTCATTTGAATAAACCCCTATGGTTTCTATCTTAAAATCAAAACTGTCTTTTTTTACGATTCTTTGCCCATCTAATAATTTCCAATTTTCTGTTTCAAAATCAATTTCTTCTTTTGTTTTTCCTTGGTCCTTCCATGTTTGCTTCAATTGATCCAACACTGTTTTTTGTGCAATAGGATCAATTGTACAAGCATAAGTACAATTAGATACAACGTTATACATACCATCTTCTTTTGCAGTTGACACAGAAAAGTCACCAGTTAAGTGTATTTTTTCACCCATTAATTCAGAAGATAACTTGGGTTTTAACCGTAAGAACTCTATAAAATCACCCGTATAATTATCAGGTGGAAATATTTCTTTTAATTCACTTTCTTTTATATAAGTATTATTGATTTTATTTTTAATTTTAAAATCCGCGGTTGTTACGAAAATAACGTTTTCTGTTGTATTTTCTACATTTACTTCTAACATATAGTTTTTATACGGATAATTTTCATAGTCATTAATATGAATTGGGATACATCCTAGTCGTTGCTGAACTATTTCATTATTAAAAATGGAGGTATTCTCAATAATCTTTATATCCGATTTATTACTAGGTGCTGTTTTAAATACAACAGCAGGAATATCAGATAGAACAGTTCTTCTAAGTGAATTTGCTATACTTACATTAGTATTTGATAATGTAAAATATAAAATATCGTTTTCTTTTGAAGTTATATCAACCTTAGGAGCCATAATTATCTATTATACATTTATATTTAAATAATTAATTAAATCATTTTTTTTTAAAACAAGTTAAATAATAAATAGATAAAATAAATATATCATGAGTTCAATATTATATTATAGTAATTATTGTAATCATTCCAAAGGTTTATTAAAAAATATATCCTCTTATGAAAATATCCAAAAAAATATTCATTTTATTTGTATTGATCGTAGAGAAAAAGATCCCAACGGTAAAGTTTTTATCGTTTTAGAAAATGGACAAAAAATTATCATGCCTGAAAATATTAATCGTGTTCCTGCATTATTATTATTAAATGATGGATATAAAGTTTTATATGGAGAGAGTATTTTAGAAATGTTGAAACCTATAAAACAGCAAGTAACAAAAGCAGCAACATTTAATAATATGGAGCCAACTGCATTTTCTTTTAATTCAGGTGGGTTTGGAGATGTTGTATCCGATCAATACAGTTTTTTAGATCAAAATCCAGAAGAACTCGAAGCAAAAGGGAATGGAGGCGTCCGACAAATGCATAATTATGTAGATTTAAATTATAGTCAGACAATTACAACCCCTGAAGATGAAACCGATTATAAAAAATCAAAAATACCAGAAGAACTTACAATAGAAAAATTACAACAACAGCGAGCTTCTGATCTAACCAATTTAACCGGAAATCGCCCTCCATTAATTTAATTTTAAATAAAATATTTAAAAACAATTATAATAGTAAAAGTAAATGGCAACCAACCTTCTACAAGCATTTAATGATCATTTTACTAGTTTTGTTGATGATATACAGACCATTTATCCGGATGATATAGATATTACGTCAGCAAAAAATTCTATTACCACATTACGAAAAATGAATCCTAGACTAATTATTATGGTTTGGAATGATAGAATTGTCTCAAAATATGATCAAGAGATTACAAGTGGTAATCTAGATTTTTTTTTAAATAAGGATTATTCTGATGATTTATCCGATAATCCAAATAATAAAAAAATAATGGAAGCAATCGATCGTATAAGAATTCCTATCAAGAACATGGAACAAGGTAATCGCGAAAAATCCATGAAATATATACAAAACTTATCAAAATTATGTAAATTATATTTTAATAAATAATTTTAGTTTAGTTTAATTTAAAAAAAACGTTTTATATTACAATAAATGAGTAAAATGGATGAAACCCCTCAAGAGTTTTTAAAAGTAATCAAAGACTTTGTATCGGATTTACGATCTACTTTTCCAGAATATGCACCCCTAATAAATAAATGGTGGAAAAGTGATTCAGAATATGATTATATTGAGGAGCAAGAAGAACGAAAAATAGCTATTGATAAAGGACACGAAATTAGTGCCAAAATTGTCTTTGGATTTTGTAAAAAGAAAATGCCATCTAAATTTTTTGCTATTTTATATCAAAATGAAGATATGTTTAAAGAAGATAGTACTGAAGACACCGAATTTTTACCCCATATTTATTTCAAAAACTTATGGCAATTTGATATATCTCAAAACACAAAAGATACTATTTGGAAATATTTACAGTTGATTATGTTTTCTATAATTGGAACACTTGACAATAAAAATGCATTTGGTGATACAGCAAAAATTTTTGAAGCAATCAATCAAGATGAATTTAAAGATAAACTACAAGAAACTCTTGGTAAAATACAAGAATTATTTGAAACAAAAACTGATGAAAAAGATTTAGGAAGTAATATTAATCCCGAGAATATTCCAAATGCTGATGATTTACACTCACATATTTCAGGAATGTTAGATGGTAAATTAGGTAGTCTAGCTAAAGAAATTGCAGAAGAAACTGCTGGAAGTATGAACTTAGATATTGACGAAGGATCTAACGTTAATGATATTTTATCTGGATTAATTAAAAATCCAACCAAGTTGATGGGGCTTGTAAAAACTGTAGGTAATAAATTAGATAATAAGATGAAATCCGGAGAAATAAAGGAAAGTGAATTAATTAGTGAAGCAACTGATTTGATGAGTAAAATGAAAAATATGGAAGGAATGGGTGATATTCAATCTATGTTAAGTAAAATGGGAATGAATGGTAAATTAAATACTGGTGCAATGGAAGCACAATTAAACAGGAATATGAAATTGGCGCAACAAAAAGAAAGAATGAAAGCAAAAGTCGAAGCGAATAGAAAAGCAAAAGAAGAAGAATCTAACTCTACTTCAGTAGAAATGCGACAACCTGAAATGACAGAAGAAGAATTAATTCAATTATTTAGTAATGATGAGTCTAAAAATATAAATAAAAAAGAGAAGAAGGAAAAGAAGAAGAAAAAAGTAAAAAAAAGTTAAAAAAATAGTTCTTTATCAAGTTTTTAAAAGCTTATATATATATAATGACAATTCCATTTTGGTCGAACGATCCCAGTATTTTATTAAAAAAAGAATATATTAATGAATTATGGCCATCTTCTGATATGTGTTATGAACAAAAATTAAACGCTATTACTAGGCTTATCATATTAATATCTGTTTTAGGATTTATTTTAACTATGTCTTTCCGTTTATTGATTGTCGGGTTTGTTACTATCGGTATTATCTATATGTTATTTATATTTAAGAAACCTAAAATAACCAAAGATAATTTAAAAGAACAGTTTATGGTAAAAGAAGATAATATTTATAGTTTAACCACTCCTGTGTCACAGGAGAAAATTATAAACCCAGTTACATTAGAATCTGTAGTTCGATCTGAATTCAAAGAAAGTACTACAAAAAATCCGTTTGGTAATGTACTACTTACACAAATAAACGATGAACCTAATAGAAAAGCTGCTGCTCCATCATTTAATCCTATAATTGATGAGAAAATAACAGAAAATGTTAAAAAAGCAGTACAATTTATGAATCCTGATATTAAAAACACAAATAAGCAACTTTATAGTAGTTTATGGGATAAATTTGAATTAGATCAATCTAATCGACCATTTTTTACTACTGCAAATACAAGAGTTACAAATGATCAAACCGCATATGCCAAATTTTTATATGGAGATATGCCTTCCGCCAAAGGAAGTACTATGGCAGATAATATTCAAAGAGAGAAAGATAACTATAGATATATATTATATTAATTGTAACAATAATTTAGTGAAAAAAATATATTTATATGTATATAAATATGTCTAACGTTTCTAATTATACTTTTGATCAAATGTCTCGTATCGGTTTAGATGATTGTTCTATATCGCAAACTAATTTACAAAATGTAGCTGCATGTAATTATACTTTGCAAAATTACTTTGCAAATGATTGTACTATGGCAAAACCAATAGATTTAGCTACTACTCAACCAGGCATCATGTATAACGGCGGTCATAGTTCAGCTGCTGGAGGGTGTAATATTAATGAGTCATCCAATTTACAAATAGGCACAATACAGACACATCCGAGATGTAAAATTAGCTTATTTCAACGCCCATTTGCGACTGTTCCTTATTTAGGAAGAGGAGCTGTAGATCCTATCGTAGAATCTCAAATACAACAAGGAGAGGCAATAACAAATAAAAAAAGTGTAAATCATATGACAGAGAAAACTTTTCTGAAATTAACACAGACTCCTTTATTACCTGCTGTTAAAGATAAAGTTACAAATCCTTCTCATATGGTAGAAAGCTCAGCGGATCCAGGATGGGTGCGTGGAGGATTACCTTCGCGCGAATTGACGAGAGATATTGATTTTGCAAAAAAACATACCTCAAAACAATATAATTAAATTATATTACTATTTATTTAAACACATGATATTAATATTATAAAATGTATAATATTATTAAGTTTGAAACATATGAAAATGATGATGAATATCGATATCATATTTTAAAAGTATTTGGATTAGCCGAATTTAATGAAAAGCAAATTAATTCAGAAATAGATAAAATATTTATTCTTTTAAAATCCCATACTAGTTTTAATAAATTAACACCGCTTTTAAAACAAATGGCTGGTATTTTTTTTTCAGAAGAAATTGCATTAGGATTTGTCATCATGTTCAGTTATGATTATTTCTATTTGACTCATAAATTTATATGTGATTTTTTAAATGATAATATCATAAATGAAATATATATTAATGAAATCGAAAAAATGTTTAAGAAATAATAAAAAAATATTCAGTTATACTATATGGCTTCCACTAGAAATCGAAATACCCCCGGAGATTATAATTTACAGCAACGAAATTTTGAATTATCACAAAATTATACTTTATATCCGAACTCGCAATATGGAGCAGCTTATGATACTCAATTAGCCGGTAATGGTCTACTTGCTGGACAAATACCTGGTAATCAACTATCCAAAAATGCACCAGATATCGAATCTTTCTTATTTGGTATTAATTCTACAAATTTAGTTAACCCAGCACCTTGTTTTCGCCCTCAATTAACAGATCATACTTCTTTTAATATTTATAAAAATCAACCCACATTAATGCCTACTCCATTAAAAATGACCCAAGAAAGACCATTCCCCGTACCTAATTGAAAATATTAAATTTGTTATAATAAGATAAAATTTATTGTAATAATATTGTAATAAGATAAAATTGATTCCCGAATACTATATTACCTTTATAGCAGATTTAAATATGTTTGAAGAAGTTGATAAATTAATACTTCGTTACAAAGAAGAACAAGAAATGAAAGACTACTTAGAAAGAAATATTTATCCCAGCCGATTAATAAACAAACATATATATAAACATATACCATCTATTCGCGAATCTCCATTACCTGATATTACGAATGAAGACTTTAGTTCTTTTTATTTACATATTCAAAATAAATTAAATATTATTGATAATTTAATTTATTCACTTCCTTCTCCAAATAATACCTCTTCTGAAACTTGTCCCATTTGTATATGTGATATAAATGATACTAATATTATTATTCCGTCATGTGGTCATAAAACATGTATCGGTTGTTTTATTTCAAATTTAACTCAAAATAAACACACCGGAAATTTATGTTCTATATGTAGGACTACTATAGTAAATTAAAGACTACATATAGTAGATTACTCTATAGTTGAATTACTAACGGTTGAAATATAACCTTTATTATTATATAAAAATGCCAAATTATTGTGATAATATATTGATAGTTGAAACTACGGACGAATCCCTCGAACTTTTTTTTCGGGAAAATAAAAATAACGAAAAACCTCTTACGTTTGATAAATGTGTTCCCTGTCCACCAGATATGCAAGGTAATGATTGGTGTAGTGAGAATTGGGGAACTAAATGGGATGCATGTGATATAAATTATACGAAGTCATATATAGAGTTCGATTCTACAATTGAATATTATTTTTCAACTGCATGGAGTCCGCCCACCATTTGGCTTTCTCGTATCGCAAAAAAATATAATACATATAAATTTACGTTAGAATACTCTGAACCCGGGGGTGATTTTTGGGGAAAAGAAATATATGAAAATGGTAAACAAGTATCCAACGAAGAAATGTCTTTATCCGAATATAATTGGCAAAAAGTCGATAAAAAAATAATGAATGATTTAATAAATGAATATATTGATAAGATCACTCCCGATGATATAAAAGATATTGATGATATAGTAGAAGCTATTTGGGAAAGATATACCGAACTCGATAACTATTACGAAAATATATCTGATTATATTAGAGAATTATTAGAAAGTAGTATAAATCTTAATTAATTATAGAATATGGATGATGTTCGTTATAAATAAATTTGTGAGGATCATAACACTTGGACTCTGGATTCGCGTAAGAACTCGCGGAGTCTATCGGCACATTTTCAACACCCTTATATACTTCGCGTCTATGCATCAATTGACGCATTTTATTACGTGCTTCAAACATCGTTGAAGTATGATGTCCTATATCACGATGTTCCTGCGCATCAATTAATACATTTACCTCTGAAATAAATGCAATTAAATGATTATCTATTTCATCACATTTTTTGTTAAACACATTAGTTTCTATTTCTAATGTGTTTACAGCGACTTCTAAACTTTGAATACGTTGTCGAAGAACTTCATTTTCTATTTTTATTTCTTCTGATTTATCTTTTTCTTCAGATTCATCTTTTTCTTCAGATTCATCTTTTTCTTCAGATTCTTC